AGTTGTATTCACGCTACCGGCAGCCAACTCAAGCTCTATATCTTCCAGAGTCGGTATAGCACGCATCGGATCACTAGAGAATGCCAAGTCAGAACTCCGCAAAGTATTATACGGCGACTTCTCTGGTCTAGGATCAGTGTTAATAGAATCTTTTGGTGGTTCTGGTGCGCCGATTGGATCATCAGCGCGCAGGACGCTTGTGCGCAAAGCCGCTATCTCAGATGAATTCAAAGAGATCATATCATGATGATATTTAACCTCAGCTTCTAATCCCCTCAAATCTTCCATAGTGAATCTGCGGTTGTCAGATTGAATCACATCCACCTCAACATCTGGGCGCATATAATACATTGCGGCTTCTGCTGAGAGTGATGGATATGGAGGAATGTAAATTACAGCCAAATTCATAGTATCAGGATCGATGGTCGGGACAAGCGGCACAGCTTCAGCAGCGCCAGTTTCAACAATGACTTCTCCAGTATATGATAAACTGACCGCATCATATCTAGGCAAATATACTTGAACATCACACTGAAAATTCTGATCAGGAGTGGGGAAATATATACCATCACCGTCAATATCGAAGGTAGACCCTGCGGCCGGATTGGTCGGAGCTGCCGCAGCTGTTCCAGTTGCGCTTGGAGTTATAGTAGAACTTCTAATGGGTCTGAAGTCAACACTGTCGCGCAGATCTACATCCTTTCCCGCAGAAGTTCTGTATTTCGGTATTTCGGCTGTTGTAATCGAGATAGCTGCCGTTGGGTTGGCGTCGTCAACCGGATAAGAGTCGACGCTCATATAACCGATGCCATCTGATCGGTCTCTGCTAAAGTAATTGAACTTGACCAGAAGACCCTTGTTAGTCGTGTCTAAGGAACTCGTAGCCCTTTTCACGAGTCTTGCAGTATCATATAGGGAATCGCGCTGGCCATCATCTATATAAAAATGAGTAGTGACATCTTCACCAGTGGCGGCTGTTACTGTAGTATTTGCGCCAGAATAGACGGAGATAAGCTCAAAGGCATCAGAAACGCCAAGAGCCCATGGCCCAATAGAACTATCGGTGTGGTTGCCTGTGTCAATATGAACATACTTATTTTTATTGACAGTCTTATTCGCTTGAGTTGCCGAATTTCTCAACAGATCAAAATAGACGGAAGCAGCAAAGGTAGACGACAAGTTAGCAGTTTGCAGATCAATCGAGTGCGCAGAGCCAGTAGATGTGATCACTCCATTTGACTGTGTATCGAAAATATGTCCACTAGGGAATACCTTCGAGTGACCAGCCGCAGCATAACTCTGGCTGGTACTAACTGTCATCGTCGTATCACCGGCGATATTTACAATTCTCTGCTTTGGATGGGCAGCTATTTTGATGAAATCGCCGACAGCATATTGAGAAGTGAATGTCGCGCCTGCGGAGCCAGTAACTGTTGCACCAGACTGTGCGGCTTGACCGGTCATAGGCGAAGTGGTCACTTCACTTTTCGCTACGATTATAATGTTTCTTTCATCAACAGAAGATAGTGGAGAACCAGTATCATTATTTGTTTCACTGCCGCCTGTATGGGCTGTATTGGATGCGACAGTAGCAGTACCATTAGTGGTGAATGTTACAGTCTTTTCAGTTCTGAATACATACTGCGTTTGTGTACTGTCATTCGAGTCAGCAAGTTTTCGTGTTCCAGAAGTTTGGATAGGGAACACTAATGTATTCAAAGAAGAATCTTGAAGTTTAGCTGAGCCATTAGTTTCTAGAACTATATCTCCATATGAATCTGGGCCAGAAGTGTTATTGACGTATAATGAACGGGCATCAGAGAAACTCTTATCGGAATTCATCTGCAGGTCAAAAAGGTAAACTCTAAATTTACCAGCTATAGTTCCAGAAGTGCCTTCATGATGCTGGAACCCGCGAACTTTAGCAGTACCAATTTTATTACCAGCAACTGAACCAAGGTTGGCATAATTTCCAGTTATCATCTGCTGATCGGTATCGTAAATATCCACTTCGCGCAGACCTTGGAAATCCCAAGTACCGGAGACTTCATTACAGACAGCATAGTTGCCAAAGTTTTGGCCAATAACAACATTTTCCTTAACTTCATATGTTGTAGCTTTGTTGATACTTGCTCGGTAGACATCTGTGAGTTGTGTTCTATATCCACGAACATATCCGGTAGAAGGTTCCACTTCAACAACCAACTTATTGAGGTCACCACCTTCGGCTGATGTGTAAACACCGCTATTCACATCTGTTTTTAAATGCTCTTCCACGTTCACATTAAAGGGTGAAAGGGCGTAGTCGCCAGATTCTTCTCGAGTTCGCAGAGCCAGTTCTTCTTGAAGTTCGCCGTATTGGGTGTCGGTGAAGTCTCTGATCACACGACCGCCTTGGATATCTGCTAAGGGCATAAACCCAACAGTATCAGTGGAAGTCAAAGCACGAGTTTTAATTGTTGGTAAGAGTTTGAGTCTTGAAGCTCCTGGCGCAGAGAAGTTAGTAGCACCGGAAGCATTATCTAGTAATGACGAATCTTGGTTCGAATCAATCAAAGACTCGACAGTCTCAAACCCGACGCGAACATCAGGAGTCAATGAATACTTACTCACGACTCCAACTTGACTAGGTGACCTTACAAAATGACCTTTATGGTAAACTGCGCCACTTGACACGGAAGCGCCTATGCCAACCCCTGTAGCTGTATAAGCATTAGCGGCAGCGGTCCCTATAGTATTAGCAGCGACAACGAATGTATCAGAAGTTGAGTTCCTGAATATTAATGTCTCGCCGTCCTTAAATGTCTTTGTTGCGTTATTCGCGCCAGAGTTTGTATACGAAACGAATACGCTGAGATAGTTTGGGGCATTACCCTCAGAACCTTCTTCAGCAGCCAGCAATTTTGCTGTCAGGCCAGTCGCAGCGCCAGTGACGGTGCTATTAGCAATAACTCCTGCGGAAAAGAAATCATTCAGCAACAGAACCCTGTTATTGGCGTCTTTATCCCGCAGCTTAACATACTGCCATTGCTGGAGTTCGAGGTCACATCCATTCAAAACAGTGCCGTTTGTCAGAACCTCAGAGCCAAGACGTTCAACTTGATTCTGTAAAATAGTTTGGAGCTGCGTCAGTTCACGAGCTTGAACCGCATATCCTGGCCTGAAAAGCACTTTATGAAAGTTCTTTTCTTCATTGAAGTCGTCGAAAAAAGGACTTTGGTTGAGATTTGTCTCGATTGTCATTTATAATACCTTTAAAAATCTAGGATGATTTTAATATCTTCTATTTGTTCTGGGGTTCTAGATACTGCTCTAATGTTCTCAGTATATAGTATTTCACCAGAGAATGTATTTGCCTCTGGGCCGACGATAGCTTCTATTGTAGCAACAGGAGTTTCGCTGGCGCTGTTCAGCAGAATGTCGTCTTTTGTAAACGCGACATGATTGCTATAACTTTGTACACTATTTAGGTATGCATTATAGAAGGATGAATCAGATTGCGTTTCATCTTCGCGAATATATACGATATGTGCATTGGCGCCTTGTAATGCATTGCTAAGTGAATCTGACTTTCTCTGAACGGAACCTAGAGTAGTCACGAACTCCAATGTGCCAATCTCTGCGGCGAGGCGGTTTCTTTCATTAGTAATGATATTATCTGCGACGAGCGCATTTACAGGAACATTGCCGTCCATACTTGTGTAAGATATGGTAGCTCTAGTTGTGAATCGCAGTGTAGATGGGCTGTTCGATGTATTAGCAATGGCTTCAACTTCAACAAAAACATTGTTCGAATTCACTTTAAGAACTGGATCTTTCAATATACTCAAAGTTCTGAATTCTGTATTTGACGGAATGTAGCCAGCGCCAGTCGCGGATACACCTTCACTACCGTTGAATTGCACATTCAGTAATATTTTATCTGCGGCAAGTTCCCTCACTGGGTTCGAGCCGTGACCACCAACAGGTGATATCACCGCATTAGCGGTAGCGCCAGACCCATGAATTGAGTTGGATGTGATGATAGCTTTAGCTCTGGTATACTGAGATCCCACACTAATCACTGAAACATTGGCAATAGAGCCTGTTGCCGGATTAACTCGACTGTATGCTTGAGCATTACTACCGTCCCCAATAATAGTAACCGTCGGAGAGATAATAACTCTTGAGTCTGTGTTGGGGGTAGTGCTGAAAGATGTGTTGACCGTCAATGTTTTTGTAGAACCTGACCAATGGACGATTCTTCTGAGCTGACCCACGCCAGTTCCCGAAGATATAT